AGGAGGATATCATTAAATGATTGGAGCAATTATCGGAGACATCGTCGGGTCTCGTTTTGAATGGAATAATATCAAGAGTAAGGACTTCGAATTCCTTACATATAAATGCTTCCCTACTGACGACAGCATTATGACACTGGCTCTGGCGCAGGCTATTCTGGTTAGCAAAGTCGATTACAGTGATCTGCCAAAGAATGCAGTTGAATGTATGCAGTCTGTTGGCCGCAATTATCCTGACTGCGGATATGGCGGGGGCTTCCGTAAATGGATGTTCTCTGACGATCCTAAGCCTTATAACAGCTATGGCAACGGAGCGGCCATGCGTGTAAGTGCAGCAGGTTTTGCAGCAAACAGTATTGAAGAGGCTAAGGATATAGCTAAGAAGATAACCGAAGTAACACATAACCATCCTGAAGGTATTAAGGGTGCGGAGGCAACAGCCGTGGCTATTTATATGGCCAAGACAGGCAGCAGCCTCCTGGAAATCAGGGATTATATCGATAAGAATTACTACCCGATGAACTTCACTCTGGATGGAATCAGAGCTACATACAAGTTCAACGAGACTTGCCAAGATACTGTTCCGCAGGCACTTATGGCATTCTTTGAATCGACAGATTTTGAGGATGCGATCAGGAATGCAATCTCTATCGGTGGCGACAGTGATACATTGGCTGCCATCTGCGGAGGAGTAGCTGAGGCGTACTATGGTGTTCCCTCGGAGATAAGAAAGCATGCTCTCACCTTCTTAGATAAGCAGCTTCTCAAGATTCTGATTGCCTTTGAGAATAAATATCCGCCTGTGATGGAGAAGAAGGTCGGCGATATTAGTGTGCCGGTAGAACGTAAAACCGAACGAAAAGTTAAAGGTTCAGAACGCGAGACAATGATGGAAGAGGCTTTCCAGGCTGCCGATGACGATACTGAGGCGGCTGAGCTTACAAAAGAAGAAACCACAAGTCGCCAGCTTTTTAATCATCTGTTTGAGGCTTGCAATATTCTACGTGGCCCTATTAATCAGGACGAGTTTAAGAGCTATGTGACGCCGGTCCTGTTCTTTAAACGCATATCAGATGTTTATGACGAAGAGTACGAGGAGGCATTGGAGTTTTCTGGAGGCGATGTTGAGTACGCAGAAGCTGAGGATATGCATTCTTTCGTAATACCTGATGGCTGCCATTGGAATGATGTTCGTATGGTAAGTCAGGATGTCGGAAAAGCGATTGTTAAGGCGATGACTGGCATTGAAAAGGCAAATCCAGATACTCTGTCCGGTGTTTTCAGCAGCTTTGATGATGCAACCTGGACCGATAAGAATAAACTTACCGATGAGCGCCTTAAGAATTTGATTGAACATATGTCGCTTATCAAGGTTGGTAACAAGAATTATTCTGCAGATATCATGGGCGACAGCTACGAATTTCTTATAAAGAAGTTTGCGGACATGTCGAAGAAAAATGCCGGAGAGTTCTATACACCGAGAACTATTGTAAAGCTGATGGTGGATTTGCTTGATCCTAAGCCCGGTGAAACTGTTTATGATCCTGCCTGTGGCACAGGTGGAATGCTTATCGAAGCGATACATCATATGAATAATGACAGACTCGCTTACGGTAGGATTTTTGGACAGGAGAACAATCTCTCTACCTCGGCCATTGCTCGAATGAATTTGTATCTGCACGGTGCAAAGGATGTTCAGGTTAAGCAGGGAGATACGTTAAGAAATCCGCTGTTCCTCGAAAAAGGGAAACTTAAGACCTTTGACTGCGTACTTGCAAATCCTCCCTTCGGTATGGAAAAGTGGGGAGCGGGCCAGTTTGAGTCGGATCAGTACGGACGTAATATGTGGGGATGCCCTTCAGATTCCAGTGCGGATTTTGCATGGCTGCAGCACATGATTAAATCTATGGACCCGAAGACTGGCCGATGCGCAGTCGTTCTTCCACAAGGAGTGCTATTCCATTCAGGAAAAGAAGGAGACATTCGAGAACAGCTTGTTCGCTCGGATAAGTTGGAAGCGGTTATTACTTTGGCAAGCGGCGTGTTCTATAGCACCGGTGTATCCGCCTGCATTCTGTTCCTCAATAACAAGAAGGAGCATAAACACAAGGGCAGAATTTGTCTGATCGATGGAACAGAGGTTTACACACCACAGCGAGCACAGAATATTATCTCGCCGGATAACGTGAAGACTCTTTATAAGTTCTATACCGACTATGTAGATGTTATCGAAAAGTGCAAGATCGTTACGATTGATGACGTGGGGAAAGGCGGCTTTGAGCTTAGTGTTAAGAAGTATATCGAGCAGAAAGCCAAAGAAGTAATACCACATGAAAAGGTATTGATGGCATATTACGAAGCACTTATGAAGGTTCGTAAGTCCGAGGAGAAAATGAGAAATCTGCTCATCGAAGGAGGGTATGTTAATGAGTAAGAAAATCACACAAGAAGAGCTTGAATCATATCTTTGGGGTTCGGCTGTCCTCCTGAGAAATCATATTGATGCAGGAGCTTATAAGCAGTACATATTCCCTTTGTTATTTTTCAAACGCCTTAATGACGTGTACGAGGAAGAAACACAAAATGCAATAAATAATAACGGTCCTGAAGCTGCTGATTGGGAGGAAACCCACAACTATACAATTCCCGATGGCGCACATTGGGATGATGTTAGAAACGTTCCTGAAAATGTGGGTAAGGCAATCCAAGCTGCATTTCGGGCGATAGAAAGTGCAAACAGCGACAAGCTGACAGGGATTTTTGGAGATGGTACCTGGACCAATAAAAGACGTCTCCCTGATCGCCTTTTGAAAGATTTGCTTGAACACTTTAGTGCTAAGACTCTCTCAATTGAGAACTGCCCTGAAGATGAACTGGGACAGGGATACGAATATTTGATTAAGCAGTTTGCTGATGACAGCGGACATACAGCTCAGGAGTTTTATACTAACAGAACTGTGGTGCATCTTATGACGGAGATGTTGAAGCCAGAATCAGGAGAAGCCATTTATGATCCTACCTGTGGAAGTGCCGGTATGTTGATCTCCGCGATATCATACTTGAAGGATCAGAAAAAAGAGTGGAGAAATGTCTCCCTTTATGGGCAGGAAATAAATGCTCTGACAGCGGCTATTGCAAGAATGAATCTGTTCCTTCACGGCATAGAGGATTTCCAGATTGTAAATGGTGATACGCTTGCAGCGCCAGCGTTTATTGAGCGGGGCAAACTGAAAACCTTCGACCTGGTACTGGCGAATCCTCCGTACTCTATCAAGGAGTGGAGCCGCGATGCCTTCTCAGCAGATAAGTATGGTCGTAACTTTCTGGGTGTTCCTCCGCAGGGACGTGCTGACTACGCCTTCTTACAGCACATTATAAAGAGCCTGGACGAGAAAACGGGTCGATGTGCAATACTCTTCCCTCACGGAGTTCTGTTCCGTAATGAGGAAAGTGACATGCGAGAGAAGCTGGTAAGAGGCGACTACGTTGAATGCGTTATCGGGCTTGCTCCGAACCTGTTTTATAACTCACCAATGGAGGCATGTATTGTGATTTGTCGCATGAATAAAGCAGTAGAGCGTCGAGGAAAGGTCCTGTTTATTAATGCAGTTAATGATGTGGAACGAAAGAATGCACAGAGTTATCTGACAGATACTCATATAAAGAGAATTGCAGATGCTTATGCTGCTTACAAGAATGACGATGGTTTTGCACATGTGGCGTCAATAAAAGATATCGAGGAAAACAATTTCTCGTTGAGCATTCCATTGTATGTGAAGCCGGCTGTCGATGAGTCCGCGGTAGATACATATACATTACAGCAACACTATGAAAGCTGGAGAGCATCTTCGGAACGAGCTCTCAAATACTATACGCTATTGAACGAAATGATAAAGAAAGGCGGTGAGGCGGATGTCTAAGGTTTTATTGGGTGATGTTGCTCATGAGCATAAGGAGACCTGCAAGGGAAGCAAAGATGGATATCCTATCGTAGGCTTGGAACATTTGATTCCTGAAGAGATCACCCTCACGACGTGGGATGAAGGAAGCGAGAATACCTTTACAAAAATGTTCCGTAAGGGCAATGTGCTGTTCGGTCGCCGTCGTGCTTATCTTAAGAAGGCTGCAGTTGCACCGTTTGACGGAATATGCTCCGGTGATATTACAGTTATTGAGGCTGACCCGGATAAGATACTTCCTGATCTTCTGCCGTTTATTATTCAGAACGATGATCTGTTTGATTTTGCGGTAGGAAAGTCTGCCGGCTCACTTTCGCCACGTGTAAAGTGGGAGCATCTCAAGAATTATGAATTTGAGCTGCCGGATATGGATAAGCAGAAAGAGCTTGCAGAGCTTCTGTGGGCGATTGATGATACGAAGAAGTCCTATCAAGAATTGATCGCAGCGACAGATGAATTGGTGAAATCTCAATTTATCGGGCCCGCTGATCATAAGCGATTAACGGTCTATGGCGCTTCCGAGAGGAGGTGTGCTTAATGGCAAAATATCGATTTGATCAGATAGCTATAAACAGTACAGAAAAGAAAAAGCCAGTTGAGGAAGATCGCTTCACATACCTCGGGTTGGAGCATTTAGATTCGGGTAGTCTGAAAGTCTCCCGGTTCGGTTCCGAAGTGGCTCCAATTGGAGAAAAACTTATCATGCATAAGGGTGATGTGCTTTTCGGTAAGCGAAGAGCGTACCAGAAAAAAGTTGCTATTGCACCGTTTGACGGTATTTTCTCAGCTCATGGTATGGTGTTAAGGCCGAAAGAAGATGTGATAGATAAGGACTTTTTCCCGCTATTCATTAGCTCCGATTACTTCTTGGATGCGGCAATAAAGATATCGGTGGGTTCACTTTCTCCGACAATTAATTGGCGCGACTTGAAGGAACTTGAATTTGAGCTTCCTGACCTTGATACACAACGACGCCTTGCCGCTGTTTTATGGTCGATGAACGAGACGATGGATTCTTATAAAGAACTGATTGCAGCTACGGATGAACTCGTTAAGTCTCAATTTATGGAGCAGTTTAAGGAGCTGATAAATCATCCCGACGCATGTTCAAAGATTGAGGATGAATGTACTGTATTTGCCGATGGCGATTGGATTGAAAGCAAGGATCAGTCAGAAGAAGGAATTAGGTTAATTCAGACAGGGAATATAGGAAACGCACAGTATTTAGACAAGGGAGAAAGGGCGAGATATATCACGGAAGATACATTTGATAGGCTGAATTGTACTGAGGTCAAAGCAAATGATATTTTGATTTCCCGTTTACCTGATCCGGTAGGAAGGGCCTGCATAGTGCCAGAAGGACTTGGAAAGTGCATTACAGCCGTTGACTGTACTATCGTGCGTTTGGGTTCAAGAATTCTGCCTGAGTACTTTATAGCGTATACTCTTTCTCCGTTTTATATGATGCAGGTTGCGTCGAGAGAAACAGGAAGCACTCGGAAAAGAATAAGCAGAAAGAACCTTGGCATATTGAAAATTCCAGTGCCGACGATTGCAGAACAGGAGACCTTTGCATCGGTTGTTAGACAGAGCGATAAATCAAAATTTGAAATGGAACAAGCGCTCTCAGAGCTGACTGCTACCTATAAACGTATCATAACAGAAAACCTTGGCTAAGAAATAAGGTCATGAAGTTTCCTCCGGCTCGTGAGGATACCGGAAACGGAGGAACAGAAAAGGAGGAAACTATCATGATCAGTCAAGTAATAACCAAGATCCAGGATGAACTTAGCAGCATCCTGGATGAGAATCAAAAGAAATGCCTTTCGGAGGTACTACAAAAGTATCTAACTCCTCTTGAAGAAGGAGAGAAGAAAGACACAACTGAGAAAAATGACATGCTACCGGTTTTCATAGCCGCAAAGCGTGTCGAGGGATGTTCAGAAAAATCCCTCCGCTACTACGAATCTACAATCCGGAATATGCTTGAAAGCATAGGTAAACCGGAATGTCAGATAACAACAGAGGACCTTCGCTCATACCTCGACACTTACCAGCGTCGAGGAACTGTGAGTAAAGTAACCCTCGATAATGTGAGACGCATCCTGTCCAGTTTCTTTGCCTGGCTCGAAGATGAAGATTATATCGTCAAGAGCCCGGTGAGAAGGATTCATAAAGTTAAAACCGGAAAAACGGTAAAAGAAACCTATACAGACGAATCACTGGAGCTGATGCGGGATCATTGCGAAAACACTCGTGACCTTGCGATGATTGACCTTTTGGCCTCGACAGGGATTAGAGTTGGAGAGTTAGTAAAGCTCAATCGTAATGACGTGGACTTTGACAACAGGGAATGTATTGTTTTTGGAAAGGGCAATAAGGAACGAAAAGTATACTTTGACGCTCGAACAAAAATCCATTTGCAGCGATATCTGGCTGAAAGGACAGATCAGAACGATGCTCTGTTCGTATCACTGCTTAAGCCGTTTGATCGTTTACAGATCAGTGGTGTGGAAATCCGTCTCCGCAAAATTGGACGGGAGCTTAATTTCCAGAAGGTACATCCGCATAAGTTTCGCAGAACGCTGACTACGATGGCAATAGATAAAGGTATGCCGATAGAACAAGTGCAGCAGCTTCTTGGTCACCAGAGCATTGATACTACACTGCAGTACGCTATGGTGAATCAGAATAATGTGAAGGAATCGCATCGAAAGTTCATCGGATAGCTGTTTGCAATTCTCAATTTATCGAGATGTTCGGAGACCCTAAAAATAGTGATGATGCAGTAAGCTTTGAGACAGCTTTCACGATAAGAGATGATTTGCGAAAACCTATTAATGACGCAGTTCGATCTGAAATGCATACTGGACAGCTATATCCATACTATGGAGCAAACGGCCAAGTAGACAGCATTAATGAATATCTTATGGATTGTGATGCGATTTGCCTTGCTGAAGATTATGGTGCATACGGTGCTAGAGAGCATACATCATACATCGTTTCAGGGAAATGCTGGGTAAATAACCATGCTCATGTCCTTATTCCGAAAGAATGTTGTGACATTGAGTTCGCAAATGTTTATTTCCGAATATTGGACATGACGGAGTATGTGAACGGTACAACGCGACTTAAGCTCACGCAGGCAAAGATGAAAATGTTACCTATGATCTTGCCTTCCTTGGATGAACAGAGAGAGTTTGCGAGCTTTGTTCAGCAGAGCGAAAATTTGCTGCTCGGATGTGTTCAAATCTCAATTTATGGAGCAGTTCGATCTTGAAAAATCAAGGCAAAACGGTTGGCAAATTATGCCCCTGAAAGATGCAGTTGAGAAGCCTATGAGTGGCGAGTGGGGCTCTGATGATAAGGATGGCACAGGTATTAAGGTGCTTCGGACAGCTAATTTCACAGACGCGGGTGTCATTGATTATTCTGAGGTGGTCACAAGGCAGATCGATCCTAAGAAACTTGAAAGCAAGGCAATGAAAGAGGGTGACATTCTGATTGAAAAATCAGGGGGATCTGACACTAAGCCGGTTGGTAGAGTAGTGTTCTACACAGGAACTGCAGGAGAATACCTATTTAATAACTTTACTTCGGTGCTGCGTCCAAAGAATACACTGGACATACTCAAGCGATACTTATTTCAGTTTATGTATGTTTCGTACTGGAATGGTGGTACACGGTTATATGAAAACAAAACGACAGGGCTTCATAATTTGAGGTTAAATGAATACCTTGAGGGAACAGACATACCGGTTCCGCCGATGGAGGTGCAAAAAGCATTTGTTGAATTTTTAGAGCAGAGCGATAAATCAAAATATTTACTACAAAATTGGTATGAGATAATGAATCAAATAGACAGGAGGTTACTCACATGTTTAATGAAGACAACACGACTGAGCAGATGATTATATCTACGCTCAAGAAAAATGGCTGGGAGTACATCTCAGCAGACGACCTTGACAGAGAAGAAAGCGATGTCATGGTGGAGTCTATGGTGCGTGATGCACTTATTAGACTCAATCCCGAAATTGCAGAGGATGAATCACGTGCTGATGAGATCATATATAAGCTTCGCACTCTTTTCCTCTCAACAAATGCGCAAAACCTTGTCACCCAGAATGAAGCCTTCAAACAGATGGTTTTTGAGAAGAACTCATATCCATTTGGTGAGGACGGCAAGCAGGTGTCAATCGACTTCTTTGGTACTGAAATTAATGGCAAGCTGGACCGGAACCAGTATGTTGTTACGAATCAGTGGGTTTATCCGAAGAAGGAAGGCGGTAAACGTCTGGATATCGTTCTTCTGGTGAATGGCTTCCCATTTGCTATCGGTGAGCTGAAGACACCGGTCCGTGCAGCTATCACATGGCTGGACGGAGCACAGGACATAAACAAATACGAGCAGAGTATTCCGCAGATGTTTGTAACGAACGTATTTAACTTCGCTACAGAGGGTAAATGCTATCGTTATGGCTCCGTCTGCATGCCGGCTGCAAAGTACGGTCCTTGGCATACAACTGATGATAAGTCGGATGGCTCTTTGGCAGCAGTACAGACGAGCGTGCAGGATATGATCACGAAGTATAAGATCATGGACCTGTTCCAGTTCTTTACCCTTTATGCGACCGACAGCAAGTATCGTAAATACAAGGTCATTGCCCGCTACCAGCAGTATGAAGGAGCGAACATGATCATCGAACGTGTACGTGCGGGATATCCGAAGAAGGGTCTTATCTGGCACTTCCAGGGCTCCGGTAAATCATACCTTATGGAGTTTGCCGCTGTTAAGCTTCGTATGCTGCCGGACCTTAAGAATCCTACTGTTATCATTGTCGATGACCGTCTGGATCTGGAGTCGCAGATTACAGCACAGTTCCATTCTTCTGACGTCGGAAACCTGGAGTCTGCATCGACAAGAGACCAGCTTATGACGATGCTACGTCAGGATATCCGTAAGATTATTATCACGACCATCTTCCGCTTCCAGGAAGTAACCGGTGAGCTCAGCCCGCGTGACAACATCATCGTAATGGTCGATGAGTGCCACAGGACGCAGGAAGGTGACCTCGGTATCAAGATGAGAACGGCCCTGCCGAACGCATTCTTCTTCGGTATGACAGGTACACCTATCAACCGTCTGGACAAGAATACGTTTGCAACATTCGGTGCAACTGAGGACCGCAGCGGATATATGAGCAAGTATTCCTTCTCAGATTCTATCCGCGACCATGCTACACTGCCTCTTAACTTTGAGCCGGTACCGGTTGACCTTCGTGTGGACAGAGATACGATGGACCGCGAGTTTGATATCTTGACACGCGACCTGCCGGATTCCGATAAGGCAGAGCTTTCCAAGCGTGTTAATATGCAGGCCATCATGTACAACGAGAAGCGTATTCATAAGGTCTGCGCACATATTGCAAAGCATTTCACTGAGAAGATCCGTCCGAACGGATACAAGGCGCAGGTGGTTGTTTACGACCGTCCTTGCTGCCTTAAGTATAAAGCGGAGTTGGATAAGCTCCTGGGCGAAGAATGCTCGACAATCGTCATGGATACTAACGATGATAAGGCTGACGAGTACAAGAAGTATCGCCGTTCAAAGGATGAGGAAGCTAAGGTGCTCGATCGCTTCAGAGACCCTAACGATCCGCTTGAGATTGTTATTGTAACGGCTAAGCTATTGACCGGTTTCGATGCTCCTATCCTTCAGGTTATGTACCTGGATAAGCCGATGAAAGACCACACCCTGTTGCAGGCGATCTGCCGTACAAACCGTACCTTTGATGAAGGTAAGACTCACGGCCTGATTGTCGACTATATCGGTATCTTCGATAACGTGGCCAAGGCACTCGACTTCGACGAAGGTAGCATGAAGAAGGTCATTACAAACATCGAGGAAGTAAAGAAGCAGATTCCGGCGCTCCTTAGAAAGTGCCTCAGCTACTTCATGGGTGTTGACCGTACCGTAGATGGCTGGGAAGGCTTGATGGCTGCGCAGGAATGCCTGCCTACCAATGCCGAGAAGGATAAGTTCGCCGCGGACTATCAGGTCCTTAACCGCGCATGGAACGCAGTCTCCCCTGATCCGATGCTTTCACCTATCCAGGCCGATTACGTATGGCTGACTAAGGTGTTTGAATCCGTAAAGCCTACCAACGGCGGTGGCGGACTCATCTGGGCTGCGCTCGGACCTAAGACGATGGAGATAGTAAATTCCAACATGGATGTCGGCGAAGTACATGAGGACGAGGAGATTCTTTCTCTTGATGCAGAGCTCATCGATGCCTTTATCGAAAAACATAAAGGCGCGAAGAATGCAGCGAAGAAGGTCGAGATTGACCTTGTGGCTCGTATTCATAAGCATTCCGATGATCCGAAGTTCATGCGCTTAGGCGATAAGCTGGAGAAGCTCCGTGAGCAGCACGAGCAGGGTCTGATTAACAGTATCGAGTTCCTGAAGATGCTGCTTGAGCTCGCAAGAGAAGCAGCACAAGCTGAGAAGGAAGTCGTACCGGAGGAAGAAGTCGACAAGGGCAAGGCAGCACTTACCGAACTTTTCAACGGTGTGAAGAATACCAATACACCTGTCATTGTTGAGCGTATCGTTACGGACATTGACGATATCGTAAAGATCGTCCGCTTCGATGGTTGGCAGAATACGACTGGCGGTCGCCAGGAAGTAAAGAAGGCACTCCGCAGTGTCGTATGGGTAAAATACAAGATTAAGGATAAGGAAGTATTCGATAAGGCATACAGTTATATTGAACAGTACTATTAATTCGGAGGAGGCAAATGCTTAGTGGCATATAAGAGTTTTAAGGAATACATCGAGAACAATTATAGCGAGCTTCTGAGGAATGAAATAGAGGGCTTTGTTCAAGAGCACCATGATGGGCAGGGATTTCATTCACTGAATGTTCTTTCACTGCTTAAGCAGCAGGTTGAGAATCTGCAGGTTATGAGTCTAAGCTGTCGCATCGATGTAGAGCCGAGGATTATAATTGATGTCCATGTAAAAGCTGATATTGTTTCTAAAGGGCTGGGAACTTCTGATTACGATGCGGATCGTAAAACGCGATGGTTCACAGTTAGCCTGAAGGCCATTCTTAGGGATGGTCTTCATGGCGTTGAAACTGATACGGTTGATGAATACTATGCTGGGAAGTTCGATAAGGAGAATGCTCTTGATGCTTATCTGGTCCCATATATCAGCTCCGATCAGCTTGAAGATTTGGCAGATGATTTCACACAGTTCTTCTACGAGAATGCTACATATACCGGCTGGGGTTCTCCTTTGAGGAAAATTCTTAGTGAGTTGGAATTAACGTGGTACCTTGCAGATCTCCCAGAGGGCGAGATGGGCAGGATGTATTTTCGTGAAAAAGAAGAAGATTATGAAGTGTGGTCTCGGATTCCAGATCGAATGGTACCCAAAATAGAAAAAGTACATAATGTGGTTTCGCCGGGAACAATGTTGATAAGCAAGGACCATTATTTTATCAACGGATACGGCAGTAGAGCAGATACTATATCTCATGAGATAGTTCATTGGGATAAGCACAAGCTTTTCTTTGAGATTCTTTCTTTGCTCAATGGCGATGAGAAGAGTCTTTGCTGTGAAGCGGAACCATTAGGAAGTCCAGACGGATTAGAAGGAATTGCAAAAGCACGGTGGTGGGCTGAGTGGCAGGCAAATGCACTGGCTCCGCGATATTTAATGCCTCGATGGATTTTTGAGCCAGAGTTCCTTCAGAGGGTCGAAAAATATGCTCATGATGAATATCTCAGTAGAGGCGAGCGACTGGAATATGCAATGCAGGAAGTTGCGGATGTATTTGAGATTTCACCTTTTGAAGTAAAACTACGAGCATTGCAGTTAGGCTATAAACAGGTGGAGGGAACCTTCCTCCGTGTGAAAGGCCACGCTCAACCGGCATTTTCTTTTAATCCGGAAGCACTGAATGACTATGAAACTTTTATCTTGGATTCCAAGAATGGCAGCAGGCTGTATAATGAAGATCCGCGTTTTGCCGAGCTGATCGACAGCGAGAGGTTTATATACACCGGATGCGTAGTATGCCGTAACGATCCACTGTATGTTAAGAAGACGGATGATCCAAGCTATCCGCAGGGATATGCCCTGACGGATTATGCTCTGGAGCATGTAGACTTCTGTTGTTTGAAGTTTAAAAGGCATTATACTCGTGACGATCAGGCTTTTGAATATTACGATGCCTGTTATCTTAGTAAGGATGTTAATGTTGCGGAATTCAAAGAAGCCAGAGATATTGATTACTCTGTGAATGAAGACATCCTGGCGGAAAAAGAAGGTCTTAAGGGTTACGAAGAAGAAGGTGAACGTCTGGCAAACATATTAGCTACCCTTCCTCCAACATTCTGGGGAACCTTCGATGCGCATATGCAAAGGCTTAAAAAGGAAAAGAAGCTCACTAACGAAGAGCTTCAATTCCGGACAGGCATCTCGGAAAAATATATCCGTGACCTCAGAAAAGAGTACAAGAATGTCTCCCCAGATACGGTATATGCATTGTGTATCGGTTTGCATTTACATCCGTACCTGAGCGATGATTTTATTAAAAAAGGTCGAGCGGATTTTCCTTTGACGAAGGAAGGCATGTATTACCGTACGCTCATCGAAAGGCATTATATGGAACCGCTCAGCTATGTAAATAAAAAGCTGGAGGAACGGGGATATAAACCTTGGGGAGTAGTAGATAAGATATTAGATGTAGGAGTGGATGCTCTCTGAGAAAAATTTTTTCAAAAATAATTGTAAAAGCGGAACTCGGAGTTCCGGTCGAAAACGACAAATAATAGAGTGTTATAAGGGCCCTGTGGTCAGCGCAAAAGAAGCGCGGCTGCAGGGCCCTTTTTTCGTGCAAAAAAACCGGAACTGTCAGTTCCGCGAAGGGAAAAAGAATAAAAGTTACAATCCTCGTGTAAAAGGTTTTCAACCTTATATAGACATATAAATCTCAATTGTCCGAGATGGCCATTAGGACGATGGGACGCATAGAGAACTTAGACCACTGCGATATAGGCAGTGATTGAAGTGAAGATGCACCCACCGTTAGTTTCCTGCGCCTATTTTCGGATTTCAGGAGTCTGTGGCCATTTTCGCTGCAGGCTCTTCTTGTGTCCCACCGTACCTGGTCCCGGACGGAAAGGACACAAGAATGAAATTAAAGATCCGTTACGAGAACGAGATGCAGATTCTTGAGTTAGATTCTGTGGCAACCGAGCAGCTCTGGGTGAGTTTATCCCTCGAAGGTGAAGGGCTTTCCCAGGAGGAACGTGAACAGCGCATTCAGGACGCGTTCGACGAGCAGTACAACAGGCCGGAGTATAACATCTGGCACCGCGAAACCCGCCATATTGATCCGACACCTAAGCGTAAACGCATGGACGGCAGACGCGGGTACATCCAGGCCGATCCCGACGATGCGGCTTTCGACATCATGGATTATTTGCTTACCACAACTGATGCCGAGATGCACGAGCACAACTTCGAATATCAGGAAGTATGTGACTGGGTCAGGAAGGTTCTTATTAAGAAGCCGGAGTGGGCCGACGCCTTTATCGCAGTTCGTCTGGATGGTGAGTCGGTCCGCGAGTATGCAGCAAAGATCGGTGCCGACGAGAACAATATCACGCAGAAGTTAAAGCGTGCGGCACAGAAGCTCAAAGAAAATTACAAAGACCGTCAGAATTGACTGTCCGCCGAGGCTACCCGTTAGAGGGTGACCTCGGCAATTTTTTATAAGGAGGCAGTTTGATATGACGAATGATATCAAAAACCAAGACCGGAAATATCGCCCGCTTGTATATGTGGCAAGCGCGTACTCCGGCGAAGTAACTACTAATACGGAAAAGGCCAAGCAGTACTGCCGTTTCGCTATGGAGCAGGGACAGATCCCGCTGGCACCGCACCTCATGTTTCCACAGTTTATGAATGACGACGATCCGGCCGAGCGCGAGCTTGCAATATTCATGGATGTAATCCTGCTCGGTAAGTGTGATGAGCTCTGGGTTTTCGGCGACAGTATTTCAGAAGGTATGAGCGTCGAGATCGATGTAGCCAAGAAGCGTAGACAGCCAATTCGTTACTTCAACAGCAACTGCGAGGAGGTGGAGCCAGTATGAGAGAACTTAAAGCAATCCAAACTGAATACAAAGGTTATCGTTTCCGTTCCCGCCTCGAAGCACGCTGGGCAGTTTTGTTAGATGAGCTTGGTGTGAAGTGGGAGTATGAGCCAGAGGGATATGACCTTGGAAACGGCATGTGTTATCTTCCGGACTTCCGTCTTTATGACGTTACGATTAACCACGGCTTCTTCAAAAGACACTGCACTATTTACCTTGAGGTTAAGGGACAGATGAATGATGAAGATGCTGCAAAGATCAACCGTTTTTATGAGCTTGGTTATGAAGACGACGCGCGCTACGGCGAATCTGCAAGTGCAGTTCTGGTGGTTGGCAATATTCCCGAGGGCGAGGACATTAATGAGATTCTCGATTACATGCATGACGAAGCCTATAACGATCACGGGAACTGGCCTAATTTTTATAACTTCGAGACTGTTGACGGTGATTACTTCGGAGCCTATCCGGGTGTGGATAAGCGCGGAACATTTACGTTGTTTGGTGATGACTCCAGCTACCTTTGGAGCATGGATACACAGGCTACTGAAAGAGCATACCGTCTTGCACGTCAGGCAAGATTTGAACATGGTGAGACTCCCAGGGTAAGGAGGTATAAATAATGCGGGATTTAGCAATCGCTTACGGGAATAACCGTCAGGCAAAGAAGTGGGTTAATAAGACCACAAAATATGAAGATTTGAAAGAGCGTCTCAAAGTCACTATACGAACAACAGAATCGGCTGAAGAGTACGCAAAAATGAATAAGGCCCAGAGGGATGCTGCAAAAGACCACGGTGGTTTTGTCGGCGGCGTCCTGGCCGGCGGCCGCAGAAAAGTAGATACCGTCGAGACCCGTTCCATGATAGCACTTGACGGAGATCGCATTGATACTAACTTTCTGGATAACTATGAAACCAACGCGCCGTATACATCTTTCCTTTATACAACGCACAGCCATACACCGGATAATCCGAGGGTGAGGCTGATCTTTCCATTGACCAGGGATATTACGGCTGAGGAGTTTGTTGCAGTATCCCGTTACCTGGCACAGATGCTCGGGATTGACTTCTTTGACGAGTGCTCCTATCAACCGAATCAGCTTATGTATTGGCCGTCCTCTCCACAGAACGGTGTATTTGTGTTTAAGGAAGTCGAAAAGGACTGGTTGAACCCAGATGATATCTTAAATGCTCACCCGGAGTGGACTGACCCAACAAGGCTCCCAACATCATCACGTGAGAGCAAGGCTAACCAGATTACGCAGCAAAAGGTGCAGGACCCTCTTACGAAGGAGGGTACAGTTGGTTTATTTAACAGGGTGTTCTTCCCGGTTACCCGCGCATTGGATACTTTTCTTTCTGATATATACGAGGCGACCGATAACGAAAACCGCTATCACTTGATTGCGGCCAGCAGTATGGCCGGCGTTGAAATCAAGGATGATAAGTTTGTGTATTCCCACCATGCGAAGGACCCGGCGTACCTGAAGCTGTGTAATGCTTTTGATATTGTTCGTATTCATAAATTCGGCAGCATGGATGAGAAAGAGTCCTTTAAGGCAATGTGCGAGTTTGCTATGCAGCAGGATGAAGTGAAGCTGCAGGCGGCCAACGAGCGTCTTGCAGAAGCCGAAGCTGACTTTACTACCGGTGACGATGACTGGAAGAAGCGCCTTAAGTATCAGCCTCGTACCAGCCTCTTGGAAAACAGCGTTTATAACCTGAACCTTATACTTGCCAACGATCCGGATTTTAAGAACTTTGCATATAACGAGATGGCTAACCGTATCCAGGTTACAGGTCCGCTTCCTTGGGAGCGCCCGGAGGGAAATCAGTTCTGGCGAGATGCTGATACAGCACAGCTTAAATCGATCATAGATATTCGTTACCTTCCGTTCTCAAGCAGGAACCACGATGTTGCTTTTACAAAGATTGCGGACGATAGACATTTTCACCCGATTCGCGATTACCTCGATGGCTTGCCTGCCTGGGATGGAATACCTCGCGTGGACGATCTGTTTATTCGCTATTTGCAGGCAGACGATATCGAGTATGTCCGTACTGTAACCAGAAAGACCTTTGCAGCGGCAGTGGCCCGCATCTACGTTCCCGGTACCAAGTTTGATTGTGTTCCGGTCCTTGACGGTGATCAGGGTATTGGTAAGTCCACGATTGTAAAAGACTTGGTTACTCCTGACTATTATTCGGAAACGTTGTCCCTTACAGATATGGACGACAAATCCGGCGCTGAGAAGCTGCAGGGCTTTTGGATTATTGAGATCGGTGAGCTTGCCGGTATGAAAAAAGCTGACATAGAGAAAGTGAAAGCCTTCCTCTCAACCTCCGATGATAAGTATCGCCCTTCTTACGGGAAGGTGGTCGAGAGCCATCCGCGTCAGTGCATCATTATTGCAACCGTTAATGGTGAACGTGGATACCTTCGTGATATCACAGGTAACCGTCGTTTCTGGATCATTAAGGTCCACCAGAAGAAGCAGAAAAAGAGCTGGCATTTTGACGAGCACTTCAGGCAGCAGTTTTGGGCCGAAGCCAAAGAGATATGGAAGGCCGGCGAAAAGCTCTACCTCGAAGGTGATGTGCTTGAAGCCGCGGAGGAAGCACAGAAAGGTGCAATGGAGGCGGACGAGCGTGTCGGTATGATCGAGGAGTTCTTAAACCGTGAGCTTCCCGACGACTGGGATGAAATGGATCTCTTTGCCCGAAGGAACTTCTTAACCGGGACCGAGTTTGGTGTGCCTGAACATGCGGGTAAACATATCCGTACTGAAGTCAGCAATGCAGAGATCTGGTGCGAGTGTTTTGGAAAGAGCCTGCAGGAACTCAAACCGTCGGATAGCTACGGTATTGCTGCGATGATGGCGCAGATCCCCGGTTGGGAGCGTACATCTCAAATCAGGCGACAGCCGATCTATGGCAGGCAGCGACTTTACCAGAAAACTACCTAAGCGTGGCACACACAACACAACTATTTCCCTTATATTCGAAATGCTTTTTATAAGGGTCAGGAATAGAAAACCTGTGAGCACACGCGCGTAAGGAATATAAGGGAGTGGTTGTGATTTTGTGTTCTTGTGTCAGATTGGAGCGATACATGAATGAAAAATTTATCGAGAAGAAATTAGTGGAAGCAGTAAGGAAAGCAGGCGGTCTTGCACCGAAGTTTGTGAGTCCCGGACTTGATGGTGTGCCAGATCGACTTGTGATCCTCCCTGTAGCACATATAGCATTTGTAGAGCTTAAAGCACCTGGGAAAATGATGCGGCCTCTGCAAGTGAGACGAAAAAAGCAACTGGAGAGCCTCGGATTTAAGGTTTACTGCATCGACGAGGTCTCCCAGATCGGAGGTGTCATTGATGAGATACGACGCTCATGATTATCAAAAGTACGCGACGCGGTTTATCCTAACGCACCCGATTGCAGCAGTGTTCTTAGAAATGGGTCTTGGAAAAAGCGTCATTACCCTGACAGCACTGTTTGACCTGTGCTTGGATCAGTTCCTTATTCGAAAAGTCCTGGTAATAGCTCCGCTGCGAGTGGCGAGGGATACTTGGCCTTCGGAAATAAAGAAGTGGGATCACCTGGATGGCCTTCTCTATTCGGTGGTAGTCGGGACGGAAGCTGAAAGGCGTGCAGCGCTTATGCGTACTGCAGATGTTTACATTATTAACAGAGAAAATGTCGACTGGTTAATTACCAAGAGCAAGATACCGTTTGACTTCGATATGGTGGTGATTGATGAGCTCTCCAGCTTCAAGTCCTACCAGGCTAAGCGATTTAAAAGCCTGCTTAAAGCAAGACCTACTGTAAAGAGAATCGTCGGTCTTACCGGAACACCGAGTAGCAATGGACTCATGGATTTGTGGGCTGAGTTTAGAGTTCTGGATCTCGGGCAAAGGCTCGGTAGATACATCACCCATTACAGAAATGCCTACTTTACCCCAGATAAGAGAAATGGTGAGGTGATTTTTTCTTACAAGCCGCTTCCGGGAGCGGAGGAAGCCATCTACCAGCGAATATCCGACATCACGATTTCGATGAAGTCCTGCGATTATTTAAAACTACCGGAGTGTGTGATCAACGAGGTCCCGGTGGTGATGAGTGAAAAAGAGATGGCGATTTACGACGGATTCCGCGAGGATATGGTCGCCAAAATCAAGGATCAGGAAATTGATGCAGCTAATGCAGCGGTCCTCTCAGGTAAGCTCCTTCAGATGGCCAATGGTGCGGTCTATGATGAAGATAAAAAGACACTTCATATTCATGACCGGAAGCTCGATGCCTTGGAGGACTTGATTGAAGGCACCAACGGAAAACCAGTGCTTATTGCATATTGGTATCAGCATGATGCCGAGCGAATAAAAGCCAGGTTTGACGTCAGGGAGATAAAGACCTCGAAAGATATTGAAGATTGGAATGCGGGAAAGATTCCTGCGGCAATCATTCACCCTGCTTCTGCAGGACACGGCTTAAACCTGCAGACCGGCGGGTCCACACTGATCTGGTTTGGCCTTACCTGGAGCCTTGAGCTTTATCAACAGACAAATGCAAGACTTCACCGTCAGGGTCAGAAGGAAACGGTTATTATTCACCACCAATGTCATTTACTTAACTTCTAA